TCCGCCTTGGTCGTCGTTTTCCCTTAATGTAATTTCAAACGATTCAACGCCATCGACGCGGCCATTGATTACGGTTCCATTCAATCGAATGACAATTGGCGATTTCATCGGGCGACGTTTTTGATTCGGTTTTCTTTGTACTGCAAACGCGAAACGATTCCGTTGATTCCGCGTTCATCAATGGACAATTCGATTCCGCGTTGGCCTTTGATGGCGCGTTCAATACGGTCCAATTTGGATTCCATTGTTTTGGTTTGGTAGGCCATAACGCCATCGGAAATTCCTTTGGTCATCATTGGATTGCGTCCGGCGTGTATGGCCTCCAATATCGGACGGAATTTTTGGGTTTTTTCTTTTGAAATTACAAATTCGCCTTTGTGAACAATTCCGGCAGGTTGGTATTTGCCACCGTCGCCGGTATATCCACCCGTCGCAAAACTTGCGGCGGCTTGCGCTTGCGCCCTGGCGGCGGCAAATCCGGCGGCCAATGCCACAACGGCGGCGGCAACCGTCAACGCGGTGGCGATTCCATTCCCGGCGGCGGCGGCCTTTGCAATTGCCAACGCTGAATTGGCGGCAATTTCAATCAACGTCAACGCTTGTTGGGCCTCCACATATTTTTGGCGTTGTTTGGTCAAATCGTCCAATCGTTTTTGTTCCAATTGTAACAATTCGGCGTTTCCGTTTTCCGCAATGTCACGGGCGGCGTCAACCCTTTTTTGTTGGGCGTCAATCAACGCGTCGGTTTGCGTTATTTGGGCGTCGATGAATTGTTTGGTGGCGGCCAATGTCGCGTCCACCAATTCGTTCAATGCGTCTTTGATTTCCTCTTTTCTTTTGTCGGACGCGGCCACGGTTGCGTCCGTCACTTCCTCTTCTAATCCAATCCGTTGGTCCGTGTACTTTTTTTCAATGTTGTATCGGTCAACGGCGCTTTGGGCGTTAATGGCGTCAATTTGTTCGGTATTTTCCCCGGCGGATTTGACGGCGGCAACCCTCTTTTTTTCAATGGCGTCCAATTCCAATGTTTCCGCCTTTTTTGTCGAATCTTTGATGGATTGCAAATTGGCGTTCAATTGAACACGAACGGCGTTTCGTTCATCCGCGTTTCGGGTCTTTGACAATTGGTCAATCAATTTGGAACGTTCCTTTTCTAATACTTGAACGGCTTCAAGTTGACGGGCCAATGACAATTCCGCGTTGGCGGTTTGCGTTTCATTGATGAAATCGTTTCGTTCGTTTTCACCGTCAATGGTCAATTTTGTGATTGCCTTTTGGGTTTCGCCACGAATCAACAATTCACCGTTGGCCCTTATTTTGGCAAATTTGACGGCGTTGGCGGCGAATGTACCTTCGGCCTTTGCCACACGTTCCCGTTCGTCAATCTCCAGGTTGAACGCCTCCAATTGTTTTTGGCTTTCGATTTCAATTCGACGAATCCGTTCCGCGAATGTTTTTGGGTCATCCGCCAATTCCGGTTGGAATTTCAATTCAAATTGTTGTTTGGCAATTTCGCGCGCCAATGTGTTGGACAAATCGTTGATTGATTTGACCAAATTTTCCGCCGTCTTTTTTTGGTTGTTTGTCAAATTCTCATTTGTGTTCACGAACGGGTCAATGACAAATTCTTTGTTTATGGCGTCAATTTGTTCTTGGGTTTCGCCGTATTGGTTTAGGAAAAAATCAAAACCGGTCAACGCGCTTTCCTGGTTAGCGTTCAATTCGTCCAATGATTTTTGTTCGGCTTCGCTTAATTTGGCGAATGGGTTGTTGGCGATTAACGGGTCAATTAACGCCCCGGCGTTGGCAAAATTTCCGGCAATGTCCAACGCGGATTGTGACAACGCTAATGGCGCTTCGGCCAATTGATTCCGAACGGCTTCGTTGTTTGCAATTAAATCGTCAACAATTTTTTTCTGCGACGGAACCAGGGTTTTATATACTTCATTCGCCGTTTTGTTTCCGGCGGCAATGGCCGACGATAATTCCAAATATGAATTTGCCGCCAATTGTTGCGCCCTGGCTTGTTTGGAATACAAATCAGTTAACACTTGTTGTTTGGCTTCGGCTTGCGCTTTGTTTTTGATTTGTACAATTAAATTTTGATAAGCCAAATCCAATTGTTCAATGAATTCCTTTTCATCTTTGATGTTTTTCAAAGTCGTTCCATACTTTGAATTTATTTCATTGATTAGTCGGTTCCTTTCTTCGCTCCCTTCATTGGTTTTTTTGAGCGCGGCGAACAATGACGTCAATTCCCCGGATTCCTTTGCGATTTGCTCGTTTGCCTTTGCGTTTACTTCGGCGACTGCAAGTTGGGACGCGCTCAATTCGTTGGTCGCTTCGACTGCGTCATCCGCCGCAAATAAATAATCCGAAAACAACAATACCAACGCCGTCAATCCGCCAATGATTAATCCGACGGGGTTGGCTTTCAATGCGGCGTTGAATGCGGTTGTGGCCAATGCGGCCGCCCTGGTTGCAATGGATGACGCGGTTGTGGCGCCGGTCAACAAATTGGTGGCGACGGTTGTCGCACCCGTCCAAAACGCTTGCAATTTTTTGATGGCAATGGACAAATTTTCTTGAATAATAAGTTTTTTGAACCCCAATTCATAACGCAATTGCGACAACAACGCGGCGTTTTGAACCGTCAACAAAATACCAATCGAACCGGCCAACAATATGAACGCGCGGCGGTTTTCTTCGACAATGGTCGGAATCGCTTGCAATCCGGCAATCAATTTGAACGCCGCATCCGTTAAAAATTCAAACACCGGCAACAACCCTTCGCCAACGCTCCGTTTCAATTCGGTAAAATTGCCCTCCAATGTGGACAAACGTCCGGCGGTTGATTGGCTCAATTTATCCGTCAATCCAAAAAACCGTCCGCCCTCCGTCGTCAATGTGGCGAACGCCGCTTCTAAATTGGAAAATGAAATTTTGCCCTCCGAACCCAATTTTTTCACTTCGCCGGCGGAAACGCCTAATTGGTCCGCGAACAATTGAATGACCGGAACACCGGCTTCGGTTAATTGGTTGATGTCTTCGGCGAACAACGTCCCTTGAACGCGCGCTTTGCCGTAAATGACGGACAATTCGTTGAAATCCTTTCCCGTGGCGGACGCAACGTCACCAATTCGTGACAATGTGGTTTCCAATTCTTCGACGGGTGTTCCAAACGCCAACAATGATTTGGCGGCGTCGTTAACTTGTTCCGGTGTGAACGGTGTTTTGATACTGAATTGTTCCAATTCACCAAACAATTTTTTGGCGGCGTCGGCCGAACCCAAAAACGTTTCCAATGATATTTGAACGGCTTCATAATCCGCCACGGCTTTGATGGCGCCACGGGCGAAATCAACCGAAGCGGTGGCCACGGATATTCCACCAAACGCGGCGGCCGCGCCGGCAATCGTATTTTTCAAACTTTTGAAACCACTTTCGGTGGCTTTCGTGTTGGTTTGAATGTTTTGAATTCCCGTGTTCAATTTGGCGAATTCACTTCGCAATTGGGCGGTGTCCGCTTGCAATTTGAATAATATGTTGTTTACTTCGGTGGCCATAATTATTTCATTTTTTCATGTTGGTCATTGCGTTCGTCTGCAATTCGGAAAAACGTTGAAATGGTTTGGTAATATTCATCCACGGACAATGATTCCAACGCTTTCATTTCGGTCACTTTGTTTTCACAAATGATTTGGTTGGTGAAATTGATGTCGTCAATGTATTTCCCGATTTGAGCGCTTGCAAAATTTGGTTGAACCTTTCGTTTTCCTGGGCGCTGACCTTCAAAAATTCGCGGATATCGTTGGACGACAGTTCCGAAAATTTTGTTGTGGATTCCAACGCCCTTTGGACAAAAAAATCGCGAACGACGGTGTTTTTGTTTAACTTTTGAATTTTGGCGGCTTTGAACACGTCGTTGAATTCCGTTTCGTTTTCGCCATCCAGGACATAATAACACGCGGCCAATTCAATTAACGTGTTTTCTTCGCCAATGAATTCCAAACGCCATTCGATTTCGGACAACAAATGAAACATTTCAACGATGTTCCCATTGTTGGCGGATTTTTTCATGGCGTCAACCATTGTTTTCAATTGGTCTTTGGTCATGTTCATTTCCGCGTAACGGGTGGCCACCTCTGCGGCAATGGCCCGTTTGGATGGCATCATCAACGGATTGGTATATTCAAACCATTTTACGCCGTCCGAATCCGTGAATATTTGGGTCAACGGTATTGTTTGCCCGGTCACATGTTTGGATTCGGCCATGACCGGTGTGGTTTGGCGTTTTCTTTTAAACCAACTCATTTTTGTGTTTTGATTTTTGATTCGCTCAAATGTAGCGCAAAAATCAATTCCGGTATTTCACAAAGTCATTGTGAAACGTCCACAAATAATAACGGAAACAATCCAAAAGGTGGGACAAATTGGAATCCTTTGTTTTTTCAATGTCGCCATTGGATGTGGTTTCAACATTCTGCAAATCATGAATCAACCATTGACATGAGGCGTCAATTTGGATGTCTTTGTGTTTATCCAATAACGAATTGAGCAATACACGGGAATTTTTGATGGACGGGTTGACGGTCGGAACCTTGAACGCGGATTTTGGTAAATCCAATTCGTCGCGAATGATTGTGTAATAATTAACGGCGCCCCTGGTCATGGCCGAACGGTTGGCCCCGGACGCGTCACCGGTAACGATGAACAACCGGTCGCCCAATTCAACGCGGATTGTTTCACACAACCGGTATATGTCGGAATTTTTCAATCGGAATTCGCGAATGATTCGGATTTTGTCGCCAAACGATTGGCCGGCGACACATGTAATTGGGTCAACGTTGAAATCGAACGACAAAATGATTGGTTCGGATGGATGGATTTCCACGTTTGTTTTGACAACCTTGAATTTGTTGAATGCGTAGGCGAACGGGCGTTCAACATCCAAAATGTCCCAATCGCCGTTGACGAATACGGCCCTGGTCAATTCGTCCAATGTGTCCATGGCGGCCAAATATTCGGGTGGCAACGATGGATTGTCCATCATTAACGCGCGTTTGTAAAAATATTGGGGCGGCAATGTTCCGTTCAATGACGGTTCGTGAAACGTTGTTTTGGTCCATGTTTGCGACGGGTTACATGTGGCCATGACCAAA